CTTCGCTTTGTTATGTACCAACCGGAACGACGAGCTCGATTCAAGCAAGTTTATAATGAGATGAATGATATTCGGCACCAGATTACTATCTCTGGTGATCGTGAGTTGAGCCTTACATTCCTCACGATGAAGTCTCATATGGATGAGCTAGTCTCGGCGGCCATGAACAACGCACCTGACCATTCGGTGCGATTGGACCCAGCGAGTTACTATGTTTATGGAGATCCTGGCATCGGCAAATCAGCAATTAGTACAGCTATTGCAAGAGCAGTTCTCCTCTCTCAAAATGTGCAGGTTCTCGGAAACATCTACACTAGAACGGAAGCTTCAAAGTTCCATGACAATTATGCTCATCAGTATGTTTATATCATTGATGACGGGAACATGGTTAATGATAAGGAGATTGCTATGGAGGGCATTCAAAGAAAATCGAATGTTCCTATGGTGCTTGAAATGGCCGATCTGAAAAAGAAGGGCACTTATTTCACATCCAAGTGCCTCGTCACTACGTCGAATACCCCGTATCCACAAATTACGGGCATCACCAAAATGGATGCAGTGTGGAGGCGACGCAATCTTCTCATTGAAGCGCAACATAAGATCATTAAAAATGCGCAAGATGAGGAGGTAAAGCGTGGTTTCGAGCCTGACTTCTCACATCTTGAGTTTAGGTTGCGCAACCCACTCTATCCAGATGACCAGCCATCCCCGTGGTTTGAATTTCCGGAATTAATTCATGTTATATTAGCGTTTCATTCAAAATACATGATTGAGCAGACTAAATTTGTCAAAGGGATTCAGCCTGAAATTGAGGTTGATCCCGTTGTCAAAATCGGAGAAGCAGAGCGATGGCGAACATCTGCTATCGCCCACCAAATTTTCAAAGATATGGAAGATGCGCATGGAAACGAGGACTTCGTTACTACCTTAGCCCATCCCAACGAAACACAAGGCGGAGCTCCATCACATCATTTGATTAGGGACGACGTTGATGACCTAGCCCGAGCAGCTAATGAGCTGATTCGTCCGCATAACCAAAACAAGGCGGTGAATCGTGATGACCCGCATACCGTAACCACTGTCATTCAGTACGAGTATCTTGGAATTTGGTTTGAGGAGGGACGATATATTGTGTATGGCAACACCCAAAATGAGCGACATGAGTTCGCGCTAGACGATCCCATGGGATTAGCCATCCTAGAGGAGATTTGCCGGGAAACTGAATTTGAAACTCAGGATTACCTTAATGCAGAGCGCGTTCGAGTGATCGAGCGATTAAGATCATTGGGTAGAGCCATGTTGAAAGGCGGATATCCAGCTCGTCGCATTTATGCGGCGATGAGTCAAACCCTTAGAGAATTGGGCTACGCGACTCTTGAACTTGTCATGGCAGTGACGCTGCCATTCTCGGGAGCAGCAGCTCCCGGGGAATTAGCCCCATTGGATACGACTAACCCGGTTACGTTCACGCAAGTGGTACGTACTGCGACTCGAAACACTCACGAGCGCATAACACGAGTACAACGGCGTGTTGATGAGTTGGTTTATGCCATGGAGAGGCAATTGACAGTGAAGGAAAGGTTGTTCCTCATGATTGTGAGAGGCTCTCTGACTATGGGAGTTGTCGCTGTCACTGGATTCCTAGCGACGTGCCATTGGATTATGGCAAAAACAGCCACGTTGGTAGGAACCTTAGTAGGCATGCTATGGAGGGAACATCCCGTTCTCTCTGTAGTGTGTGGTGCTGTCGGTGTTTCAGTGTTGTTCTACATGCTGAAGTATTGGCTCACAAATAGTGGGGTCACAAAGACTGATCCCAATGCAGTGATGGGTAGAAAGAACACCAAGAATTTGTGTGAGGAAGACACAATGCGTATTCAAGATCATTACCATCATGATCTGCCCGATGACGGACAAAAATATGTGCATGTTCATCTATGTGAGCGCTGCAATATGGCATTCACGCATGTACATCGAAAACACCCCTACGAAGTCTCCAAAAACTTTAATCACTATTGCCAAGCTTGTTACAAGCGCAAATGTGCAACGGCAAAAGTGAAACTTCTCGATCCATCTGAGAAAGACGTTAAGCCACCTCTTCTTGAGGATGAGTTTGACGATAACCACACTGAAAGTGTGGGGAGACAAAATGACCAATCGTCCAAGCTTCCAAAAGCTATAAGACTTGAGGAGGATCCGGGATCCTTGTTGGATGTGATTAGTAAGAGTATGGGACGGACTAAAGAGCCAAACATACCTCCAACTTCCCTCGAGCAAGCTCAGGAGCGCAAATACGAGAACCTTGCTGCTCAGCTTGTGACACAATCTTCAGTAGATGAGAATGTTAACGCCATAGCCAACTCTGTTAAGAACTCACAGGGTAGGATCTACAATGCTGAAGGTAGAAGCGTTGATTATGTCGGAGTATTTGGGCGGACTATCGTCATACCACGACATATTACATTGCCCCGGAAAGATCAAGGGGCTTGTCTGTATACCATCAACAGACTTGGGGTCAATTACCCTATTGATGTGTATCCGACGATGTTCAAGGACTTTACGTTCGAGGACGACGACGGAAACACAATGTTTGAAGAGTACTGCGCTATTAATCTGGACGAATATCTCCGGATTCCAACATTCCCCGACATATCACATCATTTTGTCGGATTAGATGAGCTCTCGAAAGCTCAGAAAGTGCCGGTAATGCTTCAAGTGATCGAGAAGGATGGATCGAAGACGCAGAAGAACGCGGAATCGAATAAGCTTATCGGTCGAACTTATGCGTACCATGTTGATAAGTCCATCTGTGGGATTCCGTATGGGGTTTCCTATAAAATCAGCACGGTAGTCGGAGATTGCGGAGGGCTCGTATTTGCTATGAACCCCCTCATGCGATCAAAGATTCTCGCGATGCACTGCTTTGGACCCAAGCAGAAGAAAAATAAAGGGTATGCATTCCTAGTGCTCAGAGAGAGATTGCTTGCGCTTAAGCGAGAAACGCAAAGCTCAAATGCTCCCCCTTATGAGTATTTCCATTCCATCGGAAAAGGAATCGAAGATGAGGAGTTACCATCTTATACTCCTCCAGGCCGACATGTTATCTTGGGACAAATTAAACATCGTCCTTTGGTGACACCTTTAAAATCGGACATAAAACCGAGTCCGATCTTCGACATTGCATTTAAGCACACAACAGAACCTGCTGTGTTAGCTCCAAAAGATCCCCGAAATACATCCGGGATTACACCTATGGTCAAATGCGTGGAGAAGTTTGATACTGATTCTGGAGATTGGCCTCTCGAGGATCGTAAAGTGGTGAGAGAGTTTTCCTTGAAGGAATTCATTGATCTTACCGAAGATTACGCCGGTCCGCGAAGATTGTTAACAGCGGATGAAGCAATAAATGGTATACCAGGGTTCATTGAACCGTTGAACATGTTAACATCACCTGGATATCCATTCATCTTAAAGAAAGACCCACATACTGTGGGCAAGACCGGCTTCTTTGAGATCGTTGAGACCCGAGAGGACGGCAGTAAGCGCTACGCTATGAAAGAAGAACTCTCTAGCGAAGTGCGGAAAATCATCGATACTGCCCGGAGTGAGAAGTGGTGTTACAACAACTTCTACATGGATTGGCTGAAGGATGAGAGGCGGAAAGTAGAACGAATCCGCATTGGAAAAACGCGCATGTTTAATATTCATAATTGCGCGTGGCTCATAGTCATGAAAATGTACTATGGGGCAGCTCTAGCTGCGTACAAGTATGCGGGCTTCCAGAATGGGAGTACCCTCGGTATTGATATGCACGGAGCAGATGTCACAGAATTGGTGCAGTATTTGAGTACCGCTGGTAATAACTGGTGGGATTTGGATATTCCTAATTTTGATGGCGGAATGAACAACGAGGAAGCAGCTGATTCTATGTTCGTGTTCAAAGGTTGGCTAAGAAGATCAGTCGACGTGGATCACGTTTTAGATGTTGTTGGATCATCGAATGAGTGGCGCGTCCACCTCCTTGGGATACTTTTTTATAGTCCCACGACAGGAATGCCATCTGGTTGGAACGCTACTTCAGAAGTCGACACTGAAGTCAATAAACAACGACGCGATAAGACATGGCGAATGATCATGCGGGCAGCAAAACAATTTAAACTTATGCCCCTGAATATGAAACGTCAACTAGCTCGCGATGTCGGAAACGGGGATGATATCCTTGGAGCCGTCAATGACTTGGTCGCTGGTTTGTACAACCCGGAAAACATTGCCGCGGTTCTGCGAATCATAGGTGTAGATGCCTCCCCACCTACAAAAGAAGAGGGAGCAAAGGTTAAGGGTTTTCGCACTCTTGCAGATGTTACGTATCTGAAGTGCAATCTCGCTCGTCACGAGACTTACCCCAACTTTTTCGTCGCGCGCATGGCTATGAGCACGGTGACGGAGTTGACCAATTGGATTCGCAAGAGTCCAGACGACATGTCGATGTTAAGATCGAACATCGGTGACATGGAACGGTTTTTGTATACTCACGGGGAAAAAGCGTATTACACCACGCTTCGTAAGGTACAGAAAGCATTTGAAGAGATTGAGGAACACTATGAACCTACTCCTTACTCTTCTTTGCACGCCGAGTGGAAGAACAAGCATGAGTTGCCTTAGAGTTTACGAGACCACACGTAACTGGCTAACGACCCGGACTGTTTTTGGTATAGATAGTCGGAGTACTTAAAATCGAAGATGAAGACCCCCTGATTAACCGATGGGATTATTCTCCCTTCATATGGTGGCGAGTCTCCTTAATTAAGGAATTGGCATGCAATTATACCCCAAAATTCGAAATTTATTAGGAATGTAAATCAAATTCACTTACTACTTAAT